CCCATCTGCTGATTGAGCAGGATGAGAGCAGCATTCGAATCAGAAACAGAGGGCGTACCGCCCTGATCCATAACGCCCAAGTTTGTGAACGCTACGTTTATCAAACCCTGAGCACTTACGGAATCTGGCATTCGCCCTCCTTCAGGGAGAAATTACGAAGCGCTCTGGTATCCGAAAATGTAGATTTCGATGATCCCAGCCGTCACCGCGTTGGTTGCGATCGTGATAGTGACCGTTCCCTCTGCGGACATCTTGATCCACTTGGTCACATCCTGCGGGACCGGGATGCCTTGGACGAAGGCATTGGCCGTCCAGGACGTCTTGGAAGTGGCTGCGACGAGTGCTGCAGCGCCTGCGCCACCCGCCGAAAGACCGACAGATACCGTACACGCTCCACCCGTGGCAAGGACCGCACCAACCGAGTTAAGCGCCACGTTCTGGATGACGAAGTTCGCCGGGATGGTGCAATTGGTCGCGGGCGTGATCGGTCCAACTACGCCTCCATCTACAGCAAAACTGTACTTGGCATGGAGCATCTGCCCCAGTTGGGTTTGAAGGGTCGCAATCGCCGCAGTGTTCGTGGCGATGTTGGTTGTGTTGGTCGCGACGTTGGTGGTGCTGGTCGCCGACTGTGCGATGACTGAGTTGAGCGCCGAGAGCGTCTCATTCTGAAATGTACCGCCGCTGGCCTGCATCTACTTGCCCCCCTTGCTTTCAGGCTGCTTCTGAGCCTGTCTTTGCTCTGCTTCGAACATCGCAAACCGATCGGCAAGCGATGCGAGTTTTTCATCCTTTTCCCGAAGTCGATTAAGAAGGTCGGCTCTCTCTTCTTCAGGGCTGAGGACGCGAACATTGGGCTTCACATATGGCTGAAGTTGCCAGCCGGGACGAGACAGCGCATGTTTCAGCGCTGCCTCATTCGCGGCTTCTTGCTTGGAGCGAGCTTTCTCGCCGAGAGGTACATCGACCAGTCCGACGAGGGAAACCCCGATGATCTCGGGGTCCCTGACGGAATGGTGAATGGCGATCGGCCACTTGTTATCGGAATGCGTAGGGTCGTACGCTGGCAGTGGTGCAGTCAGCTTCCGACCCGCCAGATGATTGCGCATCTGACGATCCGTCGCGAGGTGATCGTTGACAAAGACCTCCATCGATTCGGCAAGGCCGTTGTCTCCGTTGTTGGGACCGGACGCTCCGGTAACTTGTAGTGGCATTAATTCGTTTCCTCTTGTTTGTGCTTCTTGAGATACTCGATGGCCGCAAGCAGCGCATCAGGGTTTTCACGGAAAGCTCCAATCCCGGTATTGCAGCCATTGCAGAGAAACTCGCGAATTTTCCCTGTGGAGTGGTCGTGATCGAGGGCTTTTCTTTTTGTTCCGCCCTCGTGAGTGTCAGATAATTCGATTTTGCAGATAGCGCACTTGAAGTCTTGATCACTCAGAAGTTTTCGGTATTGCTCTAGGGTAATACCAAACTTACCCTTAACGCGAGCGTTTCTAGCTGATAGTTTGGCACGTTCCGGGTTGGCTTCGATCCACTTACGGAACTTCTCTCGGCTTTCTGCCCTCTTCTCGTCGGAAAGAGAGTTGAAGTAGGCGGAGTTTTTGGCCTTGAGCCGTTCGCGATTCTTGGCATAGTATTCTCGACCGTAATTAGATCGATCTATTTTAGGCTTAGATGTATTACGTGCAATCGTCTTGATTGAACGAATGCATCCGCAACTCTTGCTTAATCCTCCGGTCAGATTAGTTGAAGTACTGACCGTCGTTCGGCCACAGTCACAGACACAATCCCATGCAGTCTTTTGACCGACATTAAGAGATCGCGCTGTGACTGTAAGTAGGCCGAATTTCATTCCTGTTATGTCCTTAAACTGAGGCATAACCAATTATGGCATTAATTGGTTAGTTAAACGTTATGAAAAAGTGACCCCGTTCGAGTAAGCCACTAACCACTTCCCTTGATACGCAACCAAGGTAAGGCCGGCACCAGGATAGGCAGCAAAAGTGGCGAGATTGACAGCGGCAGTCCCAGACCCAAAGAGCCCGGTGGCAGTGAGAGTATGAGCATAAGCCGTCGCCGAAGTGATGTGGATGGTCGTGCCATCCGCGACACCAGACGTCGGAGCAGCGAGAGTGCCCGTCCAAGCGCTGGTCTTCGTGATGATGTAGGTGCCCGATTGGACCCCGAGAGCGACCGTGCCAGTGCCGAAAAGAGTAGCGTACGGGTTGGCCGAAGGCTGCGCTTGAGAGTTCGGGTTGTAGTCGACCCACTGCCCACCATAGTTGCAGTCGCGAATGACGCCGCGATCGGGCCAAATGTGCGGGAGATAGGTGATCGAGGTCCTCGTACAAGGACCGACATCGCCAAGCTGAGTTGAGTAGATGAACCCGTTCGTTCCAGGGTTGACCGACTGATTGGGGCCGAGAGCGATCCACACAAGAGCGCCCGAGTTGTGGACGGTCGGAGGACCGTTGCCAGCGCGGTTGGCGCGGGTGACGGGAACCTGAGCGTTGGAGGCGGCGAGAGTTCTGCCGGCGGGCAGGTTAACCGTCATGTATTCGTTGTCCACATAAAGGCCAGTCTGATCGACTACCCCGGTGGACGAAGTGAGACAGACGGTGATCTGATTGGCGGTAGCCGCCGCACAGAGCGAGGTCGAAGGCGTGGCCGTTTGCGCATCGGCGGCGACAGCGAGAATTGCCGAGAGAAGAAGGGATTTGAGAAGGTTTTTCATTGTCTTGTCTCCTTAGCCGTAAATGACGCAGGAATCGTAGTCCGCGTAGGTTTGAGCGATACCCCAGACGAAGTCGACACGCATCGTGACCTCGCCAAGCCGGTTGTCCCACTGAATGGTGACGCGGAGGCTGATTCCGGTCTGTTCGTCGGTGATGGTTTTGCAGCTCGCGCCGTAACCGTCGACGTTCTGGAGGCGGATCGAAGCCCAGGTGAAGGCGTCTTCCTGAAGAGCGAAGGCGGTCTGCACGCCGGCTTGACCGGAGGTCCCCTGAACCCGAACGACAGCGTTGGCGGCTGGCGAACCAGAGCAGTTCTGGTAAGGCCCGCTCGTGATCATCGCGGGGAAGAGGGTGAGGGTCGCGGCACCAGCCGTATCGCTGACCGGCTGAATGACGGCGAACTGCTTCAGGACTGGACCGCTGATGCCCGAGATCATCGTACGGGAGTACTGATTGACTTCGTAGACACCATCGATGGTGATGCGGTCGACGCCAACGGGGCCTTGGCTCAAGGAAAGAGTGCTGGCGCTGCATCCAACGAGAAGGTTAGCGCCCGACTGGCCTGCACCGGTGACGGTGATCGGAGCGGTGAAGGTTCCGACGGTGAAGGTCGGAATCTGCTCGTCAGTCATGAAGTCGAAGCCGGCGTAACGACCGACCTTGCCTTCGAGGTACTGACGACCGACGATCTGACCCGGGTTGAAGAGAGTTTGACCGGCGCTGACGATGTTCTGATCGTAGGCGGCGTTGTAGATGACGCTGCGATCATTCTTCGGAGCGAGCAGTTGGTCGAGTTTGGTCTTCGCGGAGTTGTACGTCGCGAGAGTGGTGGGAACCGTGCCAGGAGTCCCGACGAAGTTCGGGATGGTCGAGGTCAGGTAGTTCATCATGTACCGATCGACCTTGTTGGCGAGGTTGACGATTTTCGGCTTGAGGTACATCTCGCGCCAGTTGTCGTCCAAATACATCGCCCACTCGGTGTCGTTGTAGACCCAGGCTTCCTGGTTCCAGTACGAGATGGAGAAGGGAACGGTTACGCGGACGACGCCTTCAGGCTGAAATGCCTGGCCATCGGCACCGACCGAGCGAATGGGCCGCTTGATCGACATGTTATCGCCGATCTTGACTTTGCCCTCGAAATACTTTTGGAAATCGCGTTTGAGGTAGCGCGGCATTACGCATGTGTTGGTGAACATGCGAAGCGCTTCTGCGCTGACCATTTGGACTACTGCTTCTTGGTTCCCCGCCATATGGCAAGACTCCTGTAGATGAATTTCACTACGGTGTCCGCCCGGGGTAGATACCCTTCTGCGGGGTGCTCACGGTCTTTAGCTTGAGGCTAGGGTCACGCGCCCTTTAGTACGATAATACACCCAACTACAAAGAAGACGCGATTACCGTGCCAGGGATAAGCCTTTCCACCAGTGGCAGGGCATCGAATCCGCACTCATTGCATTCCCATCCGGTATCAAGTTCACCAAGGCACATTGGGCAATGGTCTTCTTTAAGCAAAACGCGGACAGCCGTATCTGACAGATTTCTCGGATTATCTTGGCGTGGCATCTACTTTTCGCTAAAAAACAGGTGTCATCGGCGGCTCTGATCGTTTCTCCATGCGATCCAAGCGGGATTCGCAGTCACACCATCCTCCATAAACGGAGATGGCGTGTTCGGAGGTGCGCTGCCGCCACGCGGAGTGATCGCGCTCGTCGGCTGGGCTTTCTTTGCGTCCAGTTCAGCAGCAGTAGGTTTGACGACCTTGGGAGGTTCGGGTTCCTTGACGACTTCCTTGACGGGTTCGGGCTTTGCGGATTCGGCTCGTTCCTGCTTCTTGGCTTCCCGGTTGTAGAGAGTTTCCGCGCGTCCTTCGATGCGACGGAACTCCTGAATCTGTTCCGCCTGTCCATCGGGACTCTCGGCGAACGCATAGAGCCTCTCGGCCATCTTCGGATTCTTCGCGAGGTAGTAGAGAACAGGGCTGCGGACGTTCGATGTCTCAAACAGCATACTCAAGGTCTGCGATGCCGGCGTCTTCAGGATGCCGACTCGCTCTGCTTCTTTCGCGACCGTATCCCAGTCTTCGAAGATATCGCGGTCTTCTTCGGCCTTGGCATCCATCGCAGCAACGCGAGCCATGTACTGCTCCTGGGAGCGAACCGCAGCCTGCTGCTTGTTGGCTTCGGCGATCTGAGCACGGGCCTCTTGACGGGCATCCCATCGCCCCGCCGCGCGAATGTACGTGGCTTCGTCCTCGTAATCCGCGCGTTGGGGTTCAGGATCGGTAGGCGTGGCGACTGCTGGATCACCTCCCTTTTTCTTTTCGAGGTCCGCGAGACGTGCTTCTAATTGCTCACGTAAGGCTCGTTCTTTGCCGAGTTCGAATGCATTGTCACGCAGCATCCGCCGAAAATGGCGGTCGTGAATGTTGCTCTTTCGGGGTTCGGGCTTGTCGGTCTTCGGGGGTTCTTCAACTTTGGGAGTTTCGACTTCGGCTTCTTCGACTTTGGCTTCAGCGGGAGGATCTTCCTTCTTCGGCTCCTCAACCTTCGTCGGGATCGGTGGCGTCAGCTTTGCGAGACGCGCAGTCTCCTCTTTCGCATTTTGCTCCGCGATGTATGCCGCGACATCGAACTCAGTCGTTTCGGCTGGAGGTGTAACCACAGTCGTGCTCATTCGCTTTATTCTACTCCTGCTGATTCAAGAACGGGTCAACTTCCCAGAGGAGCGTCCCATCCAGTGACCAATATTGCGTGATGATCCTGACCGGATCGCGCTCAATCCCTTTGCCCCTGCGAAGCAATCCAGTCTCGATCACTTGAATAACCTTGCACGTGTCTGACGTTGTTGCCCGATGGCACCTTATCTGTACCTTCGGGAGTGGCTGGGCCGCGGCGATGAGGTCACGAAACTTTTCGAATGCATCGGTTTTCCGAAGCCAATGCTCCGCATTCTGAACTTCGTTAAGAAGTTCCGCTCCTGCCTTGATCAGTTCGATATCCGCTTTCATCCGCCGCCCTCCGGTGCCGCTGCCTGTTCCTGTGCCTGCTGACCTGCGACCTTCTGTTGAGCCATCGCGTGATCTTGCTGCGATTGCTGTAGTTCTGCCTCATGCTGACGGTCGAGATCAGCGGTTGCCGCTTCGTGCGCGATACCGATCATCGACTCAAAGGCTCGAGTATCGGTGTCTGACCGATCAGCACCAGCCTTGATTTCAGCCGACCGGATTGCCGCCAAACCACTGATCGCCGCAGTCTCGATCTTGGTGTGCGACTCGATTTGCTTCGTGCTGATCGTCTGCTGCAGTTTCTGAAGTTCTTGCATGAGAACCTTCGACTTCTGCTGCTCGACGGTCAGAAGACCCTGTAGCTGCTCCATGCTGACGTCGCCACCAGCCGCGTTGCCAGAGATCATTTCGGCCATCTGTTCGACAATCGGATTGCCCTGGCCGACGAGAGAAACGAAGCGAGAGATGAATCCCGGGATCTGTGCGAGGTTCGGGGCTACCTTGATCACGTCAGTCAGCATCGCAATCGATTCGTCTGCCTGAGTTTCGAATGAGGGACCGGTGCCGACGCGGAAAGCATAACGACCGGTGATGCTGTTCGTCTTCTCTTTCTCACGGTCGCCGGTCGG